CATATTTTTCACTAAATGATTAAAAAAAGTGTGCTTTTAAGGGTAGTAAACATAAATCAAAATATGAGAATTTGCCCGCATCACACAATAAAATAAATAAATGAAATCAAATGTAATAGAATAATAATTTATTGAAATATTTGTGTTAAATCTACGCGATGAATATATATTATAGCACGACATATATAATAAATTATAAATATTTTTGTAAGTCTCCATTAAATTTAGCAATTATATCATTACATTGTGTAAAATCAATAGATAATGGTTTTTTAGATTTAGAAATTGTTGGTTTTTTATTTGATATTTTTTGTGAAGAATTTGAATTTGATATTGTTTTTTTAGAAGTAGACATAGACTCATTATTTATATTATTTAATATTAACTTATCTCCAATTTGTATATTTTTATTTTTATATTCACCTGTAATAAAATATTCATCACCATTGTATTTTAAATTTTGTAAATGTGATATAATAATTGTAAATTTATATTTATCTCTCATAACATCTAAAAATTTATTTACTATAACCATATTATCTACATCAAAACTTAAAAATGGTTCATCTAATATTAAAAAATTTGGTTTTGGACATTCAGAATACAAATAAAAACCATATTTTAATGCCATATCAATTAAATTTTTTTCTAATCCACAAAATCTACATGTATGTATATTACTCATTTTATTTTTAATCTTAATACTCACTTCAAAAAATGATGAAGGAGGAAAATCAAATATAATTTCATATGGTATAAAGCATTCAATTATTTTATTTGCTTCTTTTATTATTTTGTTCATTTTTGTTTTTATCATATTTTTTATATAATTAAATAATTTTGATTTATACAATGACAATAATGATTTTTCTTTTTGTAATATGTATATATCATCATTTTTTATTTTTATTATTTGTTGATTTTCATATTCATTTATCATCTCATTATATATTTCATTTAATCGAATTGTTAATTCAAATGTTTTTGGCAATTTTTTTAACATTGTTTTTTCTTTTATTAAATTTTCCATTTTATTTTCTAATTCAATATATGAATCTTTTTGGTTAGTTATTTTATCAATATTTTTTTGTATTGAATTTATTTTTTTTATTGTTTCGTTATACATGTCAATATATGTAGTTAAATTAAATATTTGTTCATAAAATTTTTTTGTTTGAGTAGATGTTGAATCTATAAATGGTATATTATTATGTTGTAATAATATTGAGGTATTATATAATATATTAGGATTACCAAATAGTTGTTGAATTTTTATATTTGTTTTTGTTCTTATTTCTGCTGTTATATTTATTTCATCATATTTATTACTATTCTCGTCTAATTTATATGTTATTAATGATACATTTGTTGTAATATTCTTATTTTTCTTTTTGCCCCAACGATATATTTTATAATAATTATCTTCTTTTTGTAATATAACATTTGAACTAAAATTAACTTCTTCTTTTGAATCATTAATTAATTCAAACATATTTTCAATTATACCATCATTGTCATATATCGCAAATAACATAATAAATATTATTGATGATTTACCCATCTGATTTTTACCTCGAATATATACTGTATTTAATATATTATTAAAATTTATATAATTATTCTCACCGTATGTCATCAAATTATTATATTCTAAATAACATATTTTCCAAATACTTTCCATATTAATTGTTTTTACTAATCTATTATATTGTTCATTATAATACTCTAATAATTGTTTATTTTTGGGTTCTGTATTTATAAATTCTTCAAATGTTTCACATTCAATTTCTTCTTTTCTAGTTAATATCGTTTTATATTCAATTTTATTTATTTTATTATTTTTTAAATAATTATTTATATAATTTTCAGCTACAATTTGAGGTGTATCAATTAAATGACAAGTTATTGTTAGTTCTTCTGTTAAATTATCTGGTATTTCTGTTAATATATCTTTATCAAATACCATTTTTATATATTGATGTTTTGGTTTTATCACTATTTGATTTATTTTATTTGTTAATAAATTTATATGTATTAATCCATGATTATATCCTTCATTGTATTTTTGTTGTATTAATGTTCCAGAATATATTATATTTTCTGTTACATAATTCATTTTATGTAAATCACCTAATAAAACATAATCAAATTTATCAAAATCAGTTGTTAAAGGATGTTCTTTGTCTTCCATCATTATATTTGATACATATCCATGATATAAATGTATTGTTTTTTTATTATTTGATATATTATTATATTCTATAACTTTACTTTTATGAACAATTGTATGATATATATCTATATTATAATAACTGTATATACCTTCATCCAGTAAATATATATTTTTTATAGTAGTTTTATTTATGATTGTTCGCAATATACTTATTTCAGTATTATTGTTCATATTTAAATCATGATTACCTTCTATCACAAATATTGCAAATGCATTTTCACTTAATATCTTAAATAATAAATCTATCAATTCTAATGTTTGGGATTTAATTTCTTTACTATCTATTACATCGCCTATTATACATATTATTCCTTTTGGTAATTCCTTTAATTGTTTTCCTAATTCATTAAATACATATACATAATTATCATAAAGTTTTTTATCATCTGATATATGTATATCACTTATATGATATATATGGTCTATATTTTGTTTTCCTTTTTTTAATATCACATGGGTTGTCATCACAAATTAATATATTAATATTAAGTTGTTTTTAAGTATATTATAAAAAAATCATTTTTTATCGGTTATATAATTAAAATATTGATATTATCTAATAAATTCATAATAAATTTTTTATTATTTTCATCAAAACAACAAAAAGTCTCTTCTGAAAATATGATTTTATTTTTATTACCAGTTGTTTTTAATGCAATAACACGAAACAATATATTAAACATTTGTTTTTCAGATGTTGCTAAAACACAATATGGTAATTCATTACGACCAATATGTTCTAAAAATATTTCAACTTTTTGTTTTTTATATTTCATTTTATATATATATGATTGTTCTGTTAATGTCGAGTTTATATAATCTGTTAATTTGTTTAATACATTTTGTATTGTATACTCGTATAATGATTTCATTTGGTTTTTAAATTTTTCATCTCCACTAAACTTTTCAATAAATTGTGTTACAGTTTTCAAACAATAATAATCATCTATATATTTATATTTTTGTTTATCAGATACTTCACCAAAATTTAATATATCAAATGATCTATTTTTTAATATTAATATCCTTAAATCATTTTCATAATATTCATTTTTACAATATTCATCTACTAATGTTTTATAATAATCATGATCTTCAGATGAAATTTTTAATGTTGAAATATATTCATTTATTATATCTCTTAATTGTAACTTGTTATTTAGCATCAAATTTTCCACATTTAATGTATCGTTGTATTGTTCCATTTTATCTAATTTACTTATATTATTATATCTTTATATCATTTTATAAAAAAATCATTTTTTATTTATTATATATGTTCTAAAATAGTAAAAAATGATTTTTTTATATTTATTTTCACATATTTAATTATTTTTATGTAAATAATATCTTATAAAAATAAATACACCACCATCTTTTTTTTGAGTAATTTGTTTGTATGACAAATTATAATTAAAATGTTTAAATATATATCTTATTAAAGACATATGTTTATTTTCTTTTACTTTAATATATCGTTGCCATATTACACCCGCAAAATAACGACGTAAATCTTTTTCATATTTCATTATATCATCTTTCTTTTTTTCTATTTCCAGTGCATCAATATATGATGTTTCATCATCTGGTCTTAAATTATTTAATAAAATAAGGATTTCATCAAATATTCTTTTTTGTTCATCTCCATACAATTCAGACTTTCTATTTTTTTGTTTATTCCCAACATTTATGTGTTCATCTAATACAATTTGTTCATCTGACATAATGATATTATATTATATAATAACATTATTGGTTTATATCAATTAATTTTCATTTTTTTTTAAATAAATTTATATTAAAAAAGATGGGCTATTTGTTTATAACCATCATATATTTGTGTAATTCCATTATATTCACTTGATAATCTATTACATGATTCTTCAACTTCTTGTAAATTAATTGGGTCTGGATGCAGTAAACTTTGTTTATAGCCCACTTCGTATGGGCATATCCCATTCCTTTTATTAATTATTTTACGTATATTATTGTCATTTGTAAATAATCCATATTGCTGTTCCAATTGTTCAATTTCATCAATTTTATCATTATATTCATCCTTAAAATCAAAATAATCAAAATATTCTTGTTTCATTTGTTTTCTTGTCTCATGCAAAGCGGACTACAAACTAAGTTTGATGCAACCAGTTATTTTTTGAACTATGAAATATTGTATATTTTTACATACCTGAGTTATACATATTAATGATTCTTGTTTATCTAATCTATGATTTAACTTTATAATTTCTTGTTTTAATTCCTTATTTTCTTGTTTTAATTCCTTATTTTCTTGTTTTAATAAATATATTTCATTTCCTTGTTCATTTATTTTTATTTCCATTTTTTTTATTTTAGTATGTAATCCATTAATTTGTTTTTGTTTATGATCTTCATTTAAGGTCATTTCTTGAATATTTATTAATTCTTCTATTTTATCTTTATATTTTTCATCATTATGAATTTCGCTACGCAGTGATACAATTGATTTATATTTTTCTCCAATTTCTATACCATAATTATATTCTAAATCATTTGATATAATTTCAATTTGTTGTTCAACCTCCATTATAATATATATATATATATTATAATTTACATATTTATATCGTTATATATTCAATTTTATTATATTATTGAATAAATTATAATAAATAAATTTATCTATTGCATCCAGTTATTTTTTACATATTTATGATTCTTTTTTATCTAATCTATTATTTAACTGTATAATTTCTTGTTTAAAAAGTCTATTTTCTTCTTTCATATCCTTATTTTCTTGTTTTAATTTCTTATTTTCTTGTTCTAATATATCTATTCTACCTTCTATTTTATTTATTTTTGTATTTAATCCCTCAAATAATTTATAAATATGATCTAAATTCATTCCAAATAATGAAGCCATTTTATTATTATATATTATATCTATTATATAATCATTCAATAAATAAATCAATTTTTTAATCAATATATGTAAGCCATTCGTCGACAATTTCTTTTTCATATCCTCTTTCCAATAATTCTTTTTCTACATTCTTTTTGACTTCTTCAATATCATCATATTTACTTTTCATAATTGAAATAATATTTCCTATTTCTTCAGCCGATGATATCTTAATTGATACTTTATCACTATACCCACTTAATGAATTTATTAAACGGGATAATCGTCCTGTAAAACATTTACATATTCCATCATCCATTTCTTCATTTAATCGTTTTTTTACTTCTATTTGCATATCTATTGGTAAATTATTTATTTCTAATAATACCGCCTGTAAAATCTCTTCAAAGGTACAATTTAATTGACTATGTATCTCATTATCTTTAGAATATTCAATTAATGCTTCCTTTGTCTGAATCGTTAAAATTTCATCATCCAAATAATTAATTTTAATGTCATTTTTAACTTGTTTTAATAAATTATATATACTGTCTTTAATTGATTGTTGAATAGATGATGAATGTACATTTTGGGTATCCGTATAAAGATTATGTATATTACCACCTTTATTTAAAATTCTGTTAATGAATCTATTTACTATCGGATTTAATAAATTTTCTATTGGATTATTTGTATATTGAAATGTTGTTAAATTTCTCAAATTTATTATTTCTAATGGAATTTCTTCTATTTGATTATTAGGCAAATAAAGTACTTGTAATTGTGTTAAATATTGTATCTCTTTTGGGATTTCTGTTATTTGATTACAAGATATAAAAAGTTCTTGTAATTGTGTTAAATACTGTATCTCTTTTGGAATCTCTTTTATTTTATTACCATACAAAGAAAGAGTACGTAACTGTATTAAATATTGTATCTCTTTTGGGATTTCTTTTATTTGATTATCGTTCAAATTAAGTTGTTGTAATTGTTTTAGATATTGTATCTCTTTTGGAATTTCTTTTATTTTATTACCGTTCAAATTAAGTTGTTGTAATTGTTTTAGATATTGTATCTCTTGTGGAATCTTTTTTATTTGATTATCAGACAAATATATTTTTTGTAATTGTGTTAGATATTGTATCTCTTTTGGGATTTCTTTTATTTGATTATTATACAAATTAAGTATTTGTAAATTTACAAAATATTTTATATTTGAATCAATATAAGTTAATTTTTTATTTGATAAATCTAATTCGGTTATATTGGTTGAATACAATTTACCGTATAATGTATATTCCATATTTAAGTTGGGTTATTAATAAAATATATTAATTTAGTAGATCATTTAATAAATAAATCAATTTTTTAATCAATATATGTAAGCCATTCATCAACAACTTCTTTTTTTACATTCTTTTTTGATTTCTTCAATATCATCATAATTATTTTTCATAATTGAAATAATATTTCCCTATTTCCTCAGCCGATGATATTTTTATTGATACTTTTTCACTATATCCACTTAATGAATTCACTAAACGGGATAATCGTCCAGTAAAACATTTACATATTCCATCATCCATTTCTTCATTTTAGTGCAGGGTAAAATGCCCCACACTTAAAAAATAATATGATATATATAGTTATATTATATGAAAAAAAATAAAATAACAGTAATCATAGACAATTCTTACAAAATATGGTTTAATTCAAAACAATTAACACAAGCAATTGAATAATCTGATTCACACAATGCTTTTTATTCGCCCGCATAATCCAATAATATCATATTATAAATCAAAATATAACAATAAAATGATGATTCTCATATTATTAAATAAAATTACATATAATATCATAATATAATTCTTTATTTTATCATTATATTTTGATTCATAATATAAAATCATTGGACTATATAAGTTCATCCAAATATCTTATAAATTAAATATCAAATAATAATACATCATAAAATTATTGTCATATTACATATTATTTTATTTTATGATATCTCGTTATTTTAAAATATAATTTATGATACTATTGGATTAACCGACTTATTATGAACATTTTATTAAATTCCAACCAACACATCCTCTAAATTTATTTTCCATATATTAATTTTCTTAAATTTTTTTTCAATAATTTTTTTTAATATTTTTTTTTAATAATTTTTTCAATATTTTTTATAAAAAAATTGTATTTTTTGTATTTTGTATATATATTCACTTTTTAAATTTTCTTAAAAATTTTTAATAATTTTTTTCATAAAAAATATTTTTTTTAATTTTTCATAAAAAAATTTGTGTTTTTTTTATTTAATATACATATTCACTTTTTTTGTTTTTCTTAATTTTTTTAATAAAAAATATTTTTTTTAAATTTTCATAAAAATTTTTGTTTTTTTCAAAATAAAATAAATAATACCAATAACTTATATATGAGCTGTTATGGTTTATTTTTTATTATTTTTTAATAAAATAATAAAATAAATCGTCTTAATTTTTTTGAACAAAAATATAGTTTTTGAACAACTTTTGAACAACTTTTGAACAAAAAAAAAGATATATGTCCCCGAATTGAACAATTTGAACAACTTTTAGACAAAAAGTTTTTTGGAAGATAAAAAAAAATAATAATAAAAAAAAATAAATTTATTTTGTATAAAAGTTTTGTCTAAAAGTTGTTCAAATTGTTCAATTCGGATATATGTAGCTTTTTCTTTGTTCAAAAATTGTTCAAAAGTTGTTCAAAAACTGTATTTTTGTTCAAAAATATTTTTTATGTATTTTTTATTAAATTCCACCCGAGCCACCCTCTAAAATTATTGCCATTTTTATATTTTTTGCTATCTTCTTCCAAAAAAATATTCTTTTCAAAATATTCCTTAATTTGTTTCGTTTGTGGTAACTTATTACCTTTATTCTCTAAAAACCAATCTAAAAATGTATCTTTTAATTCTGTCCAAATTATAAAAGATTTTTCATTTTTTTCTATAAATTGATCGGCAAATTCTTTATAAAAATCATTTTCATTCTTATATTTGTTAGTAAATTGTAATACTTTATTAGTCGGTTTAAGACCATTTAATTTATATAATTGATAATATTTTAATAATAATAAAAAAAAATCATTTTTCCAATTAATCATTTTCTCATCTAAATTTTCATCTATTTTTTTCTGATTTTCATTAACTGGATTTTCAACAAATGTTATTGGAAATTCAACACATCTACAACGATTCCAAAAAGCTTGGTCATTAATAGCATTTACTTTTGGTTTATCATTACACAGAAGAATTAATTTAAATTTTAATGTAAATGTAATCATATCATTACTGTATAAGTATCTACTTGTAAATTTATCTTTTCCAGTAATTCCTTTAATGAATCCTGTATTCATGGCTTGTTCTTCTTCTGGTTCACTAGCTGATACAATTCTTTTCTTATTTAGATTAATTAAAGCTGGCTGAGGGGTATGCGAAGCGACAAAGTCGTCGCATAGCGATGACTGTATCCATTGACGGTCTTTCCTTAGTTAACATTGAAGATTGTATATTTCCATAATAATCACCTAAAGTTAAACTAATTAAATCAGTTAATTTTGTTTTTCCATTTCTGGTTTTTCCTGAAAAAATA